ATCAAGCAAAAGCACTGCGTTAAATAATAATGCAAAACAAAAAAACAGATAAGGTTAAGAAAAAACAGCTAAACGCCTATTTCCAGCAGTACATGAGCCAACGCCGTACTGCCGGGCGCGATGTGGGCACCCATCCCCACACGGCAAGGCTCAAAGATAAAAAAAAATATAAGTTTAAACTTGAGCTTTTTTTGAAGCGGGAATTTTCAGAAAAGTTTACCAGGCCGTTTTCAGCGGATCAAAAAAAATTCATCAAGGAAATTCAAGAGACAATTTTAAATGGCGGACAATACTGTATTGCTATGCCCAGAGGTGAGGGTAAGACAACTATAATCATTGGTGCAATTGTCTGGGCTGCCTGTTATGGTCATCGGGGTTACGTGGTTATCATAGGCAGCGACCAGGCGGCGGCTGAAAAAGTGCTTGATGGGGTTAAAACAACACTTGAAACGAGCAATAGGATGATGGAACTGTTTCCGGAAGTCTGTTTTTATATCAAAGCGCTTGACGGTCTTAGCCAGAGGGCGGCGGGTCAGTTGTCAAATAACAGGCCGACGCATATTGAGTGGAGAGCCGACGGTGTCAGATTTGCATATGTCGAAATGGATCCGGCTTATCTGGAAGTCGGGGCCGGGTTCGCAATAGAAGCCAGAGGATTGACTGGAAGATTAAGGGGTTTACAGATAACCCTTCCCAATGGGAGCGTGATCCGTCCTGATTTCGTATTCTCGGACGATCCGCAAACACGGGAATCAGCTACAAGTATGGCGCAATGCGAAGAGCGGGAGAATCTTATCTTGTCTGATGTCATGGGGCTTGCCGGGGTAGATGTGGAGCTGGCGATATTGATGGCCGGTACAGCCATCGGGCAAAACGATTTGATTGAAAGAATCTGTTCGAAATGGCGGTCGGTCCGGGCGAAGGCGCTATATGAGTTCCCTGACGAACATAATCCAAAGGATCGGCGCGGCCTATGGCAGGAATATATTGATCTGCGCAGGCAGGCGCGCAAGGAAGGAACGGAAAAGAAGGTCTGTAATGATTTTTACCGCAAGAACCGAAAAGAGATGAACAAAGGGGCGGTGATAGGCAACCCAAATCGCAAAAGCAAGAATGAACTGTCCGCCCTCCAGAATATCTACAATTACATTTCTGACAATGGTGAAAATTCATTTTATTCGGAACTTCAGAACGAACCACAGGGCACTGGAGCCAAATTTTATTCTATCTCAAGCAGCATGGTTCTGTCCAGGCTCAATGGTTTCGAAAGAAATACCGTCCCGAAAGATTGCCATTACGTCAATGCCGGCATCGATGTGAACCATTACGCACTTAACTGGGCAGTGTCCGCCATGCAAAATGACATGACAAGTTTCGGGATAGATTATGGCCGATACCCGAAGGGCGGGGACATTTGGAATCCGGACAGCGAAAAAACCACCGAACAGGCAATCTATGACGGGGTGATTGAATTATCGGACGCGCTTCTGGTTAGGCAACCGGCCATTAAGCTTGTTGGAATTGACGGCAATTATGCCACTGATACCATTTACAGGGTAGTTGATTTCCTCAACCGCAAATATTCCAATGTGCGTTTTTTAGTTTTCCGTGGATTTGGTTCCGAAAAATACAATCTGCCGCAAAACAGCAAAACCGTTATCCGCAAAGGTCACGAATGCCACTGGGAAAAGAAGGAAAAGCGCGGAGAGCATGTGATTTTCAATTCCCACTACTGGCACATGTGGCTCCAGAAATCATTTCTTCTGAATCCGGGATTTCCCGGCAGTTATTCTTTCTGGGGCGACAACAACACCGACCATCGGACAATTGCGGATCATATCATTGCCGATAAACTGATTGAACTCGAATATAAAAACGGAAAGGAGCTGATGAAATGGACAAAAAGGCCGGGCGCGAGAAACGATCTTGCGGACGCGGTCAAGATAACAGTAGTGGGCGCATCGGTATTCGGAGCGGAAGTGAAAGGCAAGGAGATGGAGGTTGCACCAAAGAACGAAGTCGTAAGAAATACAAGTATAAGTTTCATTCAAATATAAAGGAGAAAAATGAAAGTATCATGCATCTGTCCGACTTGGAACCGTCCCGGCTGGCTGGAGGCGGAACAATGAGAAAAAATAAAACAGTAAAGTATGAAGAAACAAACACGAAGATTTTAAACAGGGCAGAGGCAAAGAGTAAAAATTGTATCCATGCAATAGAGACACGAAAAGAGGATATAGACAGAAAGTTTGTAAAGAAAATCACGGCTCCAGACGGAAAAATCTTTTCCTATGTTGATAAAGGCGAAACAGAAAATTTGAAAGATGATTTATTCAGGATAAAAAGTCAAATTGACGAACTGGATGATTTTAACTGCAAGCCGGAAGATATTAAATTTGCTCAAGGTTTATTCAATACACTTATAAGGCAATGCCAAGATAATTTCAATGAAATCAAAACACTTAAAATTGAAGGCGCAAGCAAGCTACACTTATCTAACCATTATGCAGTACATACCGCGTTTATCCTTGGACAGGAATTAATGATAATGAAGTATGGAGATCACGTTAAGGCCGCTGAAGTCAGATATGAAAGTGAAGTAAATTCACGCGAAGCAAAATTAAAAAAATCAGAACCTTTACGAAATAAATATTTATCTATTTACAGAGAGGGAATACAAAAAAACTTAAAGACACCTTCCATAAATAAAATGTTTCGTGATTGGTGCTGGCAAAATAAAATACTAAGCAACCAGACACGAGAACGCTTAGCAGATGGCGTAAATCCGCCGGGCTGTGAAAATAAAACGGACATTCCTAGATATGTCTTTTTTACTATTATTTACCCTATTGCCGATAGAATAATCTTCCCTTATAATTGCTTCCATTAAGATTTAATTTGTTAATCAAAATGGAGGCAATCAAATGACTACGCAGACGACCCCGACCGAAAGAAAATCCGAGCTTCTCGACCGAGTAGAGGCGGCGGCTTTCCTTCGCCTATCACCGGCAACGCTAGCGAACTGGCACAGCACACAGAGAATGAAAATCCCTTGCCATAAATTAGGAAAACGCGTGTTTTATCGTGAATCTGATTTGACCAAGTGGATTGAGCAACAGGCCGTCAATCCGATAATTTAAGGGGCGGCCAATGAGTACAGCGACAGGAACCAGCATTTCAGATATTAAGAGCCGGACGGATTGCATAGACATTTTAAGCCGTTACGGTATTCGGAGCGGAAGTGAAAGGCAAGGAGATGGAGGTTGCACCAAAGAACGAAGTCGTAAGAAATACAAGTATAAGTTTCATTCAAATATAAAGGAGAAAAATGAAAGTATCATGCATCTGTCCGACTTGGAACCGTCCCGGCTGGCTGGAGGAGTGTATAGAATCATTCCACCGGCAAGATTATCAGGGGGAGAAAGAATTGATTGTGATTAACGACTGTCCGGATCGGGAACTGATTTACAACCATCCGGAGGTTAGAATCGTAAACCTGAAAAAGAAATATTTGACCCTTGGCCAGAAATACAATGATGCCTTTTTTAATATGGCCGCCGGCGACATTATCACCCCATGGGAAGATAATGACATCTTCCTGCCCCACAAAATAAGCCACGGTATTAACGCCATGCAATCTGGCGGCCTTGATTATTACAAGATGCCATTTGCCTACTTTTGGAATTATGGCCGCATTGATGAGATATCGAATAATCTTTTCTGGTGTGCGGCCTTTTATACAAAAAGGCTGCTCAAAAAGTTGGGCGGATGCTCCAATCAGGCGAACGCCGCCGCAGATCAGAGCATTGAGAACAGGATTTCCGCAAATTCCGACAGTTTTACCGTTGACAATGATCCCCGGAAGAAGTCCTTGGCATACTACATCTACCGTTGGGGTGGAATAAGAACCCATATTTCAGGCATCCCAGAGAGTCCTGAGAACATGGTTAGGTTCCAAGAATTGAATGCTGCCAATATGCGTACTGGCTTAATAGAACTCCGACCGCACTGGGAAACAGATTATGTGGAACTTTGCGCAAAATTCAGAAGGGAAAACGGAATATGAAATACTCAATTATTATTTCGGAACGAAATGAATCGGAAAACCTTAAACAGACCATCGCCAACATTCAGGAGACGCAGCGCGGCGAGTTTGAAATTATCGCAATATCCGACCAGTCTGGCAAAGGATGCGCCTACTGCCGCAACGAAGGGATAAACCGCGCTAAAAACGATATCGTCATCATCACGGATGCGCATATGCGGTTCAAACCCGGAGCATTGGACACCCAGGCAGAATACACGGCGGCTAATCTCAACCACATATCATGCCTTAAGTGTCACCACAATGCAAAGATGACATTCAACGACAATCCCTATATGGGTGCAAGATTCATATGGAAATCAAAAGAGCGGGATCAGCACTGGATTCTGCACGGTAAATGGCGCAAGCAGAAGACAACCGGGGAAATACCCTGCGTGATGGGGGCATGTTACGGCCTGTCAAAGTCAAATTATGTCGAGAAACTGAAAAGCCCGCTGCGCTTCGGCAAAGGCTGGGGCATGGATGAGGAAATGCTTTGCATTACCAACTGGCTATGCGGCGGAAAGACAGTTCTCTTGGATTTGGAGTGTGCTCATTTGTACCGCCTACAGAAGGATATCCCGTACAATCTCACACATGAGAATATCTTGGGCGTGTGGGCAAATCGCTTAAGTTTGCTTCAAATGCTCCCGCTCTCGAAACCTGATTTTTCAGAGTTGACCGCATGGCTTGAAAAAAACAATGATTTCATCAACAATCTGGAGCGTATTACTGGAATTATTTCGGAATCCGACATAAATAAGCAGAAAAGATACTTTGAAATTCAGGAACGCAGTTTTTCACAGTGGAAAGAAATATTCATAACAGAAGGAGATGAGGACATGAAAAGAGGCAGAGCATCAAAGAATCAGGCAGGGAAAGTTGAAAACAGGGAAACCCCGGTACCGGTAGTTGAAAAACGGACGTACACAGTCGCCTCCATCGTCAAAGACGGCGGAATCCCCTGTCCGCATTGTGGTCATCGCCACGATCACAAGGTGACAAACACTTATCCGAACAATAGACGGCGTTTTGAATGCGCAAAATGCAAAGGCCATTTTATTTCAGACCGAACTTAATTTATAGAATCTATAAATTAAGTTTTAAAAATACTTGTTTTTAATAGAAATCTAATCAATTATAGTTTCAGATTTAAAATAAAAAACTTAATTCCCGGCAAGGAAAATAGTTTTGCCGAACGATAAGGCGGGTGAACTTGTACAAGGGTTCATCCGCCTTTTTTATTGCCGGGAAAAAGTTTTCCAAAGGTGAAATATGGCAGATCCGACGACTCAAGAACGGCTTTCAATGTGGCTTCAGTGTGAAAAGGCCATTTCTGGAAATCAGTCCTATACTCTTGACGGACGCAGCTACAGCCGCGCCGATCTCGCCACAGTCCAGCGCATTATCCGGGATCTCCAGGGGCAATTAAGCCCCATCGTTCAAACCTTCGATTTATCAGGAATGGGATATGGTGGATATGGACGATAAATATAAAAATCTCCAGTTTGCAAACTCGAATACAGTATCCCTCGGATACAACGCCATCGAGGACATAGGCCGCAGGCAATCCCCCCAGACTTACACCAGGACAGAGGATATCATACTCACCGCGTTAAAGCGCGAGAGAATGCAAGCCACTGCCCAGGAGCAGTTCCGGAACCATGCCCTTCTCGCCTGGATGGTGCGCAAACATCTTTCCTATGTCACCCGTTTCGAACCGCATTTCCGTACCGGCAATCAGGATCTGGATCGCCGTGTCATGGATTTGTTCGCCTGGCATTCCCGCAAGGAAAATTTTGACATTGCAGGTCGGCATGACAGGAATTCCGCAATGCTGATTTTTGAAGCCTGTAAAGTTCTTGCCGGTGATTCGGCATTCCTGAAACTCCTGTCCGGCCACATGCAGGGCGTGGAATCCGATTGCATAACCAGACCCAACGACATCCCGGCGAAATATCAGAAGTCCGTGAATACTCAGGGATTGATGCTTGATGATTATGGCAGGGTCAAGCAGTTCTGCATTGCCCGGATGGGGGATCTTGGTATCGGTCATTTTTTTGACAAGATGGTGAAAGTCGAGGATGCTATTTATGACGGGTATTTCTTCCGCTTCAACCAGTGGCGGGGCGTTTCCCCGCTTTCCACTGCAATCAACGGATGCCAGGATCTCGCCGAATCATGGGAATGGACTCTCCTTAAAATTAAAGTGCATTCCCTTTTCGGAATTGCGATAAAACGCGGTACGGCGGACGGAACCAACTATAACAAGGCCGGTTATTCCCCTGCATCCAACCCCACAGCAAACACTAATACCGTTCCGAACCAGATCAAGCCCGTCCTGGGCATCATGTCCCTAGATCTCAAACCTGACGATGGCGTTGAAACTTTTGAAAGCAAAACCCCGTCCAATGAGATGCAGTCATATTCCGAACTCATGATCCGCGTTACTTTACTGGCTTTGGATATTCCATACACCGCCTTCAATTCGATGGCCTCCAGTTTTTCCGCGAGAATCGCAGACCGCGTGGAGTACGAGGAAGCCGCCAGATACAAACGTGAAAAAAATCAGGATGTCTTGCGCCAGTATTCCGACTGGAAGATAGACCGCTGGATAAGTGAACCCGACAAACTCGGCAAACTCGCAAAAAAATACGGCATGACCGCCGACGATATCAAATACGAATTGGAATGGATTGCCGCTGGCACTCCCTGGCTCGATAAGACAAAGGAAGTTGACGGCGACACCCGCGCCCTCGCCATTGGAGCCGATTCCATTCCCAGAATCTGCAAACGGCGCGGACTGGATGCGTTTGTGCTTATTGATGAGCAGGCTGAATTCCTTGAATACGCAAAATTAAAAGGCGTTCAGATCTATACAGGCCAGCCCGGACAAAACCCGGTCAACTCGCAGGATCCGAATCCCGATGACCCCGACAATCCCGATCCGGTCAATCCGGATGACAAACAACCTTCAGGAGGAAAATAATTATGCCGGACAGCAATATAAAGACCGATGAAAAATGGCTGATGAGCTCTTTTGTTTTTGGACAGAAACCCGAAAAGATCGACAAGGAAGCTGGAGTATTGTCCGGCGTTTACATAGTTACTGAAGGGGAAGCAAAAGGACATGGCGTGAGTCTTGACGCTGATTTCATTGCCGACACAATCAAGAACGGCAACGAGAAAAAACAGGGATTGAAAGTCCGTTTCGGTCATCCAAACATGTCATCTACAGCCCTTGGCACCTTTCTTGGCCGCGCTAAGAATTTCACAGCCGGAACTACTCCGGACGGTAAATGCGTCGCAATCGCCGACGTGTTTCTCTCCAATTCCGCAAAAGACGCTCCGCAAGGAGACCTTTACAATTACGTGCTTTCTCTCGCCTCGGAAGATTCCAAGGCTTTCGGAATGTCCATAGTCTTTGAACGTTTCGGTGTTTACAGGAAGGATTCGGATGGTAAAAAATATTACGAGCATTGGCGCGAAACCAGGCGGAGTTTCGAAGTGTACTATACCGACAAGGATGGCAATGAATTGGATGTGGACAGGGAAAAACTGACAGAACAGCTTTTTGTCGAACAGAAATCCCTTCTCGCTTCTGACCTGGTTGACGATCCCGCCGCCAATCCCAACGGCATTTTCAGCGCCTTCAACGATTCCACTATTGCCGGCCAGGTCTCCGAGTTTCTCGATCTGCATCCCCAGGTATTCGGACTCGCCCAGAAACGTCCCGAATTAATCAATACTTTTTTTGATCGTTACGAGATTTATAAAAAATCCAACAAGGAGAACAAGCAAATGGCAGATGCAGTAACGCCCGTTTCTCCTGAATCGACCACCAAGGTTCAGGCGGAAAGTACGCCGGAACCAGTGAAAACAGCATTATCCGCGCAACCGCCCCCAGCAGTTGCGCCGATAGTAGTCAAGCCCGTGGAACCCGTGAAGGCGGAGCCCGTCGCAGTTCCCGAGCTTGCCAAAAAAGACGATGACAGCAAGACGATGTTCAAGCAGATGCTTGATGTGTTCGGAGCTGAAATCGCATCGGAAGTCTTTGCCGCCGGTGGAAATTTTGCAGATGCCCAGAAAAAGCATACTGCAAAACTCGAAGCCGAAAACAAAGAACTTAAGGACCGGGTTCAGTCCCTTGAGAAATTAAGCGGTACGGAACCGGTGAAAGTCCCTAGGGAGGAATCCAAACCCTTCCAGAAGATGTTCAAGACAGTTTAACCGTAAGCAATCCAAAAAATCAAATAATCACAGGAGATTATCAAAATGCCTCACACGAATGGAACACAGTACGCACCGGATACCCTCAACGGTATTATCCGGATGAATGACAGGAATCTTGCCGAATTCGAACATTCGGAGATTGTCCAGCCCACACAGTTTTTCAAACGCCTCCCATGGATTGTAGCCTCCAACGGCACACAGCACAAATTCACGGTTGTGAAAACCGCAGCCGGAGTAGCATTCAGGGCTATCGGCGAAGGCGTGGTCAACGCATCCGCCCAGGAGCTCACACGCTCGCTTGATCTCAAATACATCGACTTCTCATGGCATGAGGATGTCGCCTCCGTCGACGGAAAGGTCAACAAGGGCGCATACATGGAAAAGAAAACCATGCGCTCCCTGAATGCCGGTCTGGCCGCTGTCGAAGCCCAGGTAATCAAAGGCACGGACACCTCCAAGGGTTTCGACGGCCTCCAACAGCTTGCAAATCTTTATGATGGCAACAGCATCAACGTCGGCGGCTCCGGCGGAACGCGCGTATATATGATGATTGTCGGCGTGGAAGATGTCGCCGGAATCATAGGCAACAACGGCAATATGACCTATTCCGAACCTGCCATTTCCCCGTTCATCACTAACATCAACACGGGCGCAACCCGCAACGATTACAACGTTGCTGCAGGCGGATACCTTGGCTTACAGGTCGCCGGAAAATATTCTGTGGCATTTGCCTACAATATTGACGGCGCGACCGGAAAAGGTGTGACGGACGCGCTCCTTTCCCAGCTCTTCGCGAAGTTCCCGAGCGACCGCCTCCCCTTCATCAACTGCATTCTGATGAGCATGAAGGGGCTCGGCCAGCTCCAGGCTTCCAGGACTGCAACGAATCCTACTGGTGCCCCGGCTCCGTTCCCGGCTTCATGGGATGCCGCAGGCCGTGCGATTCAGATTGTAGTGAGCGATGCGGTTGATGACAACGAGTCCACCGTGACGACTACCACTACCACAACCGCCGCAACTACGACAACGACTACGGCTGCGACCACAACCACAACCACAACCGCTGGATAACCTCAGTCCAGTAGGGGGCCGGGTTCCCTTTCACCCGGCTCCCTATCCTTTTACGGATATTTACAATGGCAATTGACAAAGAACAGCTTGGAAATGATTTGGATTGCATGATCGCCGATGATCCTCATGATCTGGTCATCGGCAGTGCAGCGGCTATTCCGTGTTCCAAATCAAAACTGTCGCGAGAACAGCAGTATTCCGAATACGGATACGGGGATAATTACAAACTCTCTGTGACCGCAAGGAAAGCCCTTGTGTCCGCCATTCCGGGCAAAGGAGATACGGTGAAAGTTGATAATGTTGATTATCAAGTTTTAAATGACGAATCCGACAGCGCGGATATCGCCCTTTTCCTTCATCTGGGAGACGCAATAACATGATAACACCGACAGTCCATGTTAATCCTGCTGATATTGAGAGGTTTTCGAAGATACTTGCGAAAATATCAAATACTCTTGGCAAGCCGATGAAAGATCTTTGCCGTCAGGCCATGATTTTCGGCTTGCAGAGCGCAAGCAAGGCAACGAAACCCGGAACATCCGGCACGGTTAAGGGGTTGACCGATAAATACAGGTACCGGCCAATTGTTGAAATCACAAATGCAATAGACGGCTGGTTCTGGTACATATCCGCAAGAGGCAAGATTTTCCGCAATAAAAATGATTTTGGCGAAAAGGCGATGAGGCGCGGTATAAACCGGATCACCTCATTTTATGAATTATGGAGCAAAAAGAAAAATCATTGGGATTGGTCGCCTTATTTTGGTAGCGGCAATCCTCATGGATATGATAAATCTTCAAAGGTTGGCAGAATTCCCCACGCCGGAGCCGGGAAAGTGGGCTGGTACGGCGCATTGAGAGGATCTGCGTTTGAGGATACAGGGGATAACCGCCGCAGTCTTTCGGTTTTGCAGGAACGCTACACGCCTACTAAAGCCGGTATTTCAGTGACTAACTTGGTTGACTATATCGGGAAAACTTCACCGAATTCCGCCGCCGTGGGATTGGCGAATGCCGAAAAAAGACTTGTCCATTCATATGAGTTAAAAATGAAGGCAATAGAGGGATATTGATATGCCTGACACCACAACAACCACTACTACCACAACGGGACAGAGTTACGAGCATAAACTACAGGCGGGATTTATTTCCCTGCTCGGACAGAGGCCCTATTTTTCATCCGGCGGCGCCGGGCACGGCACAGCCATGTTTCATTTTATGGACAATAAAACCGAGGATCGCCCGGCCAAATACATTGTCATTCACTGCGCCCCATGCGAGCCGATAGCCCCCGGATTCCCGCATTCTAAGATTCCGGTGAAACTGGTTTGCCTTACACATATTCCGGCAGACAAGGACCGGGCGATCTGCAATACCCTTTACAGGGAGTGTTTTGATCTGATCCGCACAATGACGAAATCCACGCTTGGAACGGCGGCTGGATTGACTATTGATGGCATAGTCCGCCAGGGCGGAGATGAAACTTTTGAACCGGTCAAGGATTATCAGATGATGCTCGCGGCATGCGATATTTTCATAACAGAAACTTAAATAAAGGAGATCACACAATGGCATTTGGAACACCAAGCGACGAAATCAGCGTAAAAGAATCAAACAAAGTTGACATTGCAAAAAAAGTCAACGGCAAGGGCGAGATCCTTAATTACACCACTCATGGCGGTGAAAAGACTGTCACCGAGGAAGTTTACGCCGATGCGATTACCAATGAAGCTGTAAACGGCCAGACCGGCACAACTGCGGTTACCGAGCATGGCATAGACAAGTCAAATTCCGACTATTCCAAAGCCACAAAGACAAGAGTCACCGCATTAGGTGCTGGCACCGGCGCTACCACCACGACAACGACCGGCGCGTAATTTATAAGCGTGAAAGGGTCAATCCATGGCGGAAGTTCCGGCAAGGTTCATCAAGAACAAAAAGATAGATTTCGACTCGGAGATATTCTCCTGTCTGAATCTGCCTTTTACCGTTGCCGGATATGACGGCGGACTCTTCTACCGTATTTTTAAAAACTGCAAACCGCTCCCTCTGGAAATCCAGCCGCCGTCAATCGGCGTGTTTTCGCTCCTCGAAGTAATTGATTCCCTATTCATCAAGGACTTCTCAAATTCTGATGCAATGGATTTCTGCCGTGCCCTGTATATCTCATATTACCGTAAAGACGCGGCCTTGGAAGTCAAGGAATGGGTGCAGTCCGGAGGCAAGTCCAGATTTAAGGCCGATGATGTGAAAACATGGCTGTTCTGGGATTTCAAGATTGCGAAATTCGCCGAAAAGATACATGCCGAAAGATTGACCCTTAAGGATTTGATTGCGTTCCGGAATTTTCTGACTGTTGATACGTTCTCGGGATACGAGATGATTCCCAATATGGGGGGCGGCGCATGGATGCCTTATCTTTTCGGCGCTGAAACAATCGCCGGGGTTGCCATGGTAAGCGAAAAGCTTAATATCCGGTATGATGATGTCATCTGGGATGTTCCGCTTTGCCTGATAGGTCACATTGCCGCATGTGAAACCAGAAGGAACGGGGTCAAAGGTGTGACCAGGCCGAAAGATGAAGATGATATAAGGCTCCAGCTGAAACTGGCAAATGAACGGGAGGCGAAAGGGGAACTGCATCCGTGGCAGATCTCCCGTCCTGATATTTATCCGCTTACCGCAAAACAGGAAAAAGCCAGGCCGGAAATAAAAAAAGAATACGCGGATGCCTTTAAATCATTTCTGAAGGAAAAAGAAAAACCGGTTGATCTGATTTCCGACAAGGAAATCCCAACCCCTGAAAACAAGGGGGCTGTCAATGTCGGGTAAAATGAAACTTGAAATCGGCGCGGAAATAAGTGGCCTGCAGGCTGGACTCAATAAAGCCAGAAATTTAGTCAATGGTTTTGGTAAAAGTATTGCAGGTCAGCTTACCGGTATGTTTGGCGCACGCGCTTTATTTGATTTTGGTAAAGAAGCAATAGTATCCGCCGCTCAGGTTGCTGAAGGATCTAAAAAACTCGGATTATCTGCCGAAGAATACCAGAAACTCGCCTATGCCGCAAAGCAGACTGGCACGGATATGGACGCTGTCACGGGCGCATTTAAAAAAATGTCAGGCGTGGTCACTGATGCGATAAACGGCAGCAAGGAAGCCGAAACAACCTTGAATAAACTCGGTATTTCCCTGGATGAAGTCCAAAACAAATCCCCCCAGCAGCTCTTTGAACTGATCGCCGGGGCTCTGAATCAGATTACAGACGCTACAAAGCGGTCAGCGTATGCGGTGGATATATTCGGTAAAGGCGGAATGGCACTCATTCCGATGCTGGATAATTTTAAAGAGCTCGGCAGGGAAGCTCAGGACGTAGGGGCTATAATGTCCGGGGAGGCGGTTGAAGCGGCGCATGAACTTGAAAAGGCGATGTCTAAACTGGCGGGAGCCATAAAGGCGCTTTTTATAAATTCCGGACTTGTTGAATATTTAAAAAAAATTGTTGAGGAAATGACCGCCATTATAAACAATAAGAGAACGTTGGAAAGCGCAAAAAAAGAAGGAATTATTACAAAGGAGGGCTTTTTAAAAGAGGCCGGGGCAAGATACAGGGATAAGATTGAGAACACTAAAAATAATGACGAACGCAGGAAGATATTTAATGAGTCTGTAGAGGTCACTTATGATAATATCGCAGGGTCGCGCATGCAAATTATATCTTCGGAAGATTATAAAAAATATAATGAAATTTTTAAAGGGGGGGGCGTCGAAAGTATTACACAGCCAGTAACTGAAAAAGATCTGAATGCTAAAAAAGCCGCCGATGAAAAAGCCAGACTGGAAAAAATTTCCCGTGAGGATGCCGCCGCGAAATTCGCAGAGAACGCCGCCGCCCAGAAAGAAATAGACACCTTGTCCAAGGAAGCCTCCAAATGGCAGGCAGACCGTGACCAAAAAGAATATGGCTACAATAGTTCGGCATCTGAATCCATCCGTCTTCTGAATGAGAAAATAGCAGTGCAGAAACTTGTTAATGAGGGGAAAGGCAGAGAGGCGGCAATACAGGAGGCGGTGAATGCCGCAGAAAAAGAGGCACGGGACGCGGATCAGAAAACCGATCCTAAAAAAATAGAGAAACTTAAAGAATCCACCGGCGCACTTTATGATCTTACCCAAAAATCGGAAATCAAACCGCTGCAGATGGAAGCTCCTGTAATCAGCGATTCAGTCAAGCGGATCGGCGGTTCGATTGGCGGGGCTTCCGACGCGGTGCAGAACAATCAGCTCACAGTGCAAAAAGAGATTGCCACAGTCCTTAAAGAGGTAAAAGACAAGATCGCCATGTCCGGAGGAGAAACCAAATGGGCGTAACCAGCTACCTTTTAACAGAAAAACCCGAAAGTCCAGAACTTTCCGGCAGTATGACGGAAAAATTCATAACCCGGATTTATTCTTTCAATTCCTCCCTTATGGACGATATCCTTACGCTTATTCCAGGGACCGGGGTGTTTGACGATTCCACTGACCGCGACGGATTTTTTATCGACTATAATATTTCGTCGGGCATAGGATACGGAACGCTTAAGTTGCAATACACCAATGATCTTAACAGCCCCGGCAGTTCCTTGGTTGCAAATAATCTTGACGTGAAATACAGCCTGAATATCAATATGATTGATAAAATGCTTGAGGAAACCTACAACACCGCCGGGGTTCTGGTTTACCGCACAAACTGGAATTACAATCTGTTTGAAAAATTTAAAGTTGACCCGGCCAAACCCACCAACATTGATTCCAATTATCCCATACTTACATTTCCTTCATGGTGGGCAACTTCCAAATCAGTTGAGGCTTATAATGAGGCTGACGGGATAAAATGGGTATGGTCGAAATCTATTCCGGCCAGGGAAAAGGACGATACCGGTGAATATTTCTGGAAAAAGAGTATGGGCATGACCAAACCGGGGCAGGAAGTTTTCCTGCGGCCTCAGGCTGAAATCTCCGAGAAAAAATACTGCAAGCACATACAAGATGCCGAAAATTTCTTGATACCGGGGACGGGTTTACGGGATCCTGCCCAACGGTTCAGATGGCCGGCCAGTTCTGGTGGCGTTTACCGTTGGCTCGCTTATCCGGTCGGACTGGAGAATGACGGTAAATACTGGATAGGTGTGAACAAATATTTATACAGCGATAAATGGGATACGGACGGATACTGGGCAATATGATTATTCCACAAAGACCAATCAGCGGACAGAAAAAACCCAAAGGCTGGGATGCCCAACTTTGGGACTGGATAAAGTCCATGACCATTTTCGGCGATGGGAAAACCATATTCGTAAAGAAGATGGGTGACGGAATCACCCTCAGTGCAAAACCCTTCACATCACAGGAGTCCGTAAATAATCCGGGCGGCGGCTCGGCTGTATCCAGTGTCCCCGCCAAAATAGTATCCGGAACCTCGCCCTATACTGTTGATGTCTATGCCAACGGCTACGATCAGGCCGCAACCTCGACAAGAGCTACAGCCGAGGTACTTATGCTCAACTACGCCGCAACCCTCACGGCGGGAACCAAGGTTCTGGCACTGCTTGCAAAGACGAATGTCACCGGAGGGGAAGATGTGGTATAAATGCCTCAATACTACAAGGGGAATTGCCGCAGTTTATTACTATGATCCTGTCGCCCGGTTATGGCTGTGGGGAAGCAACCCGTATTATATCAGCGCAAATGTCGGCATTCCTGTCCTGTACAATAATTCAAGGATCTATCCCAGCGGATTTACCTATAATGAATATGATTATTATTTTTTAGGCGTTGGAACTCTCTGGTATTGTTCCAGTGTCGGATGGGTTATTACCCCATGTGTGGGATTCAATTTCAAAAAATATACAGAGACAAGCGACACGGGCGTTGTCTCGTATTTAGGCGATACCTGGTGGAGTTGCGGACCGTTGGCAGGGACATACATCCCAAGGGGCAAAGATAAGACAACACGGCAAAATATAACCATTGCCATGGCAACCCCTATCGGTTGGACATGCGCGACAATGTTCGGAGAATATTTACGGACTTCTACGCCTCCTTCCGGAAACGTTCTGAAGAAAATAGTCGGACTTGCAACTTATTCTTATATCGGTGGAACGTTCACACAGACGCTTGAAAAATTGAATGGGAAACCGATATATGCGAGTGCCGCAAAGAAGATGTGGTTCGACGGGAGCGCGTATATAATCAGCGCCGCCGCCGAGACCAAGGATATGAACGCAGGATACTGGCAGTCAAGCACAATCTCGGGAACGTATTCCAGACAGTTCACCGCCCCTGAAACAGACCCTGAAGCAATCCCTCCGGAACCGGAATCATATACGCTGACATTCGCCTCTTTTATAGCTGGCACAAATACCGCCGACATCTACATGGCACAGGAGGCTGTATGGCTATAGACTGGAACAATCCTGATTTCCGCGACACTGCGACGATGGAGGAGATCATTAAAATCATTAACGGTAAAGCCGAGGATGTGGGCGTTGCCGGAGTGAATATCACACTCCTTAATAATTATCTGAAATGGAGCAGTGCCCTGCGGGATTCGCTTTATGCAAAACTTGTACAACTATATCCGTATTATGTGTCTACTTGCCCCAACGGGTTCAAAGGGTGTGTGAAGGTGCTTTTCAGTTATGTCGGAGGCAGATATACCAAGACTGATTCCATTTTAGAATCAGATGCAATTAACGCTAACTACGAGCAATACACCGCGTATGTTTCTGGAGCATATGTTTACCTTTACAGGCTTATATCATGCGACGTGCCAATAATTAATGAAAAAGCTGTTGTCACTGTATCCGGAATCACATTTACTATTGATTTAGCCGCACGAACCATAAGCACATCAGTAGACATATTACTGCCGGAAATTTTTCTGTATTCAGTTACGGTGCTTGCCTGGGAACACAATGACATAGGCGTGAACATAGAGGCGACTTTATGCGAGACGCCTTCCATTCCGGTGAACTCCTCAAACTGGCTGAAGCAGATGTATAAGATCGCCATGTCTCTGGTTTACATCTTGAAGTCAGATGACGGCAAGGTGACTGATTATGCAAAAAGCAGTACGCTGTCCTATGAATTATCTTACTGGACAGATGGTTGGCAAACATATGGTCCGGATGCATATATGCATTACTACACATGGGGCATGGCGTTTTATAGGAGATCTCACCACTTCTGGAAAGCGCAGGATGGAGACCCGCCAAAACCCGTTTTTGAGGATGCTTACGCTGAAGGTCAAAATTATTCCGGGCAGTTGCATGTCACTTGTACGCTTACGGCGACAGGTATCTATGCTAAGAAACCATATCACATAAAAGGAACCATATTTAAAACAAGCAAGGCCGGACAAATTGGACCGGGCGGAAATCTGGAAATCTGGTGTGATTACACCGGACCGGATTCCTTTGGATATGTCCCGGTATTCTCTTTTGATTTCACGGAGTCAGGATCGCAATCCCAATTATACGGGCCAAACACGCAATCGCCAACCCCGGTATTCCCTCTAGGCGATCCACCTGGAGTCTATGAGGGGACAAACCCGTATTGGTTCGGGACACCAGCTCCACCGCTGCCTGCGCCGACAGACGGCGGCACCGGCTGGGCAATAACCGCCCTTGATGTACCTGAAAAATGGATAACGATAGCAACTTCTTAAAAATAGGTGAACAATGGAACGCGAAATATTTTACAATTATGCGACTCGAAAACCGGCTAATGCCGATAACACGTTTAATCAAAATACGTTTTCCATCGGCTATCAGGAACATCCACTGTTGTCTTTTAATGTGTTTGCGAATGCAACCAATGCCGATCTGACTATGAAAAATATGTCGGCAGCCGTGGCGTGGGAATGCTGTATTGCAAAAGATTTCAGCCATGGAACACCCATGTCCCGTGTTTTAGATGCGGATATTGATGACAGTCAAAAAAACATGGGTAAAGTCAAGGTAAATATGTCCACCGCTTATGCTTCTTTTTTGGCGGCGGTGGGAACATCACAAAAAATTCAGGCTTGGCTAAGGCTTAAGGGACTTGATGCTGACGGATATGTGGTTGTCCGAATATTAATTCAAATAGACGCTGAAAACGATCCCGATCCGACAGTAGGTACGCCGCCGGTCGTTGATACCGTCTGGGCTTCCCAGTCCTGGGTTGATGCCCTTCTCCGTGCCGGCCGTGAACTCCAATTCAGTATCGACGGCTTAACTCTCTGGCATGACACGCAAGTCCCCGCCGATCTCTACTGGCGCGAACGCTACCCTGAAGGCGAATGGAGCGACGCAATCGCGTTGGTTGTCGGCGCACAGGGTATCCAAGGGATTCAAGGGATTCAAGGCATCCAAGGACCTCAGGGGATTCAGGGTGTGCAGGGAGTTCAAGGTGTAATAGGCGCATCTTTGACCATAAAGGGCTCTGTTGCGGATTACGCAAGCCTCCCATCCACAAACCTCGCCGACGGGGATTCATCCACAAACCTCGCCGACGGGGATTTGTGGACATTGCTTGACACCCTGCACGGCTGGGCTTGGAACGGCACCGCCTGGGTTGACTGCGGAGAACTCAAAGGCGACCAGGGATTACAGGGGATAGCCGGTGTCGATGTTTTTGTTTATGTTGCCTACGCATCCGATAATGCCGGTACCGGCTGGAGCCTTACTCCGTCAAATAGTCTCAAATACCGTGCGGAAATTCACAGTGTAACGGAAATAACCTCTCCCGCATCCTCTGATTTCAGTGCTGCTATATGGGTGAAATACATCGGGGATAACGGCTCGGACGGCAGTGATGGCGCTGACGGCACATCGGTTTCCCTTAAAGGCTCTGTAGCAACAATCGGCGATTTGCCTGCAAACGGGAATACTGCCGGTGATTTATACGTGGTTGTCGCAAGCGGCAACGGATATGTGTGGAGCGGTGCGCAGTGGGACAATGCCGGTGCCATACGGGGCCCGGCCGGAACTGATGGTGATGATGGAGAGGATGGCGTTGACGCATTTGTATATGTCGCTTACGCCTCGGACAATGCCGGTGCTGGGTTCAGCTTGACCCCGTCAAATTCCCTCAAATACCGTGCCGAAAAACACAGTGTCACGGCAATCTCCACACCTGTACTATCGGATTTCTCCGGCTCTACATGGGTTAAATATATAGGGGACGACGGTCAGAACGGAACAGATGCAATAGACGGTACCAATGGTGTTGACGCATTCCTTTATATCCGGTATGCCTCTGACAATTCTGGTACAGGCTTCACGGCAACCCCTTCCTCCAGTCTTAAATACATTGCGATCTTGCACTCGGCAACAGCCATAAGCTCCCCAAAGGTTGGGGATTTCGCCGGATTATGGGTAAAATTCATCGGGGAAGACGGAAGCAACGGCAGTAATGGCACAAATGGCACCAGTTCCTTTGTTTACATAGCTTATGCCTCTGACAACACAGGCACAGGTTGGAGTCTTACCCCGTCCGTATCCCTGCCATACATGGCTGTCAAACAGTCTGCAACCGCACTGACTCCTGTATCATCGGATTTCTCCGGCTCTACATGGGTTAAATATATAGGGGACGACGGTCAGAACGGAACAGATGCAATAGACGGTACCAATGGTGTTGACGCTTTCGTCTATGTCGCCTGGGCTTCAGACGCCCAGGGTACCGGCTGGAGCCTGACTCCCTCAGTGTCTTTGCCGTTCAGAGCCGAAATACATTCAGCAACCGCACTCACTCCGATAGCTTCCGACTTCGCATCCGCAACATGGGTGCAATGCCTGGGAATCGGCGGCGGCACAACAATTGAAACGCTTCTTTTCCGTGTCCCGACAATGGCAGACGATTCCGCGCTGCACTTCACCCTCGAGGTTTTCAGTACTGCCGATTATTCCGGGACTGCCGTTGAGACTTTCAATTCTGCTACTGCTCAGACAAATCTTAAAATTTCAGACGGTGAAGAGTGGCTTGCATTTCCAAGTGATGGCGTTGGCAATCCGTACTACTCGGAAAAACTGTCTGTTGTTTTGCAGTCTGTAGTTACGAATACTCAATACTACATAAGATACAAATGGTTCATTGCAGAAACAGACCCTACTGAAATACCTTGGTTCTTGTCGCAGTATCCTGCCTTGGAAATTAATAACCCTGAGAGCAAATCAGTTGCTCCAGTCCCTGAAGTGTTCAACACATATACGGATGCCCATAATTTAAACCTTGCTGACTATGGGGCAAATGTCACGGTTTTAATGAATAAGGCAACAGCAAATATTTTGAATATTTATCCGTCATCCCATTGTCCTGTTGGTGCAATAATCCCAGTAATTCAGATTGGACTTGGTGCAACTACTATCACTGCCGGTACTGGTGTTAGTCTAAATGGAACTACGGGAGGAACATTTACTATTGCCGGGCAATATGCAGGGGCTATGATTATGCAGACCGCTGAAGATTGCTGGATAGTATTGGGGGCAGAAATATGAACAGAAAATTCCAGCCATATTTCAATGTAAGCATTATTCCCAGATACACCATTCAGTTTTTACTGGATGGTGTATATGGGAATAATAATCAGCATGTTCGCGGCACATGGTTTGTCGGTGGGCAGTTGATACAGCGATTAAGATATGGTGAAATGATAGAAGACCTACCCATATTAGTTGATTATGAAAAAGGATTTTTTTTTACTTATTGGGGTGGAGGTTTAAGCTTCAATGAACCTGTTGCAGAAAATAGAATATATACACCATATTGGATTACTTTTAAAACAGGAGAATAAAAGATGATTAAGAAAATTTTAGCATTAATAGTTTTAACGGCTGGCTTGTCTGCCTCTGCCTGTTGGTTCACGGAGCTTAATTTCGCCCGGCATTACATAGCCAAGGTTAACACGGCAATTACGTTTTATTCGGATTCAGTGTGGACCGGCGGCAATATAGCCTGCCCACCTGCGGGCATCCAGGATATGCCGGCACAGATATGGATCAAGCTTCAGCCCAGAAGCGAATCGGGGGCCCCGGAGATTACAGAAGCCCTGCTTCAGTATAAGAAGCTGCCATCAGGTGCCTGGACTACTTTCAAAACCCTGCGTCAGCTTAACTGGACAGTTGATTTCTCAAAACCTGTCCAACTCTTCGGCCCGAATATCTTCGACCCCCCGGGGGCGGCTGCGAACGATAAATATCTTGTCCGCTTGTATTTCACGGACGGCATTTACGAAAACGCAGACCTTGGAGCAAATGCCCCAGAGGGTGGCGATACCACCTGGCGCAATCAGTGGGTCACAAAAATAACAATTTCCGGCAAAAGGAGACCGCAATAATGAAAAATATAATTGACTTTTTGAAACGTGAATGGTCACTGATAATTGCGATAATAGCAATTATCGCCTCCATAATGCTGGCGGCAATGTCTGTCAGATCAGAGGAACTCACCCCGTTAGAAACCGAGGTCCTGGAACAGGCGGGCGCAGACATCCCCGTGCCGATCCCGACAATAACCATCCCCGTGGTACAAATTCCTGTTATAATCACACCTAAGGTGATTATCCCTGAAATTATCATTCCACAGGTTACTGTCATCACCACGATAACCTCTGCACAACTCGCAATGATAGTTGATAACCCGGCAATCCTGCTCAACAAGATTGTGATACCAAGTACTAACATACCCGCAGTCTCGGCATACGGCTCGGTTTTTCAGTACAGTACGGCAGACATCAAAGGACTAACCCTGCCAGTTACCAATATCCCGACAGTAGTATCATACGGCTCGGTTTTTCAGTACAGTACGGCAGACATCAAAGGACTAACCCTGCCAGTTACCAATATCCCGACAGTAGTATCATACGGCTACACCCAGAAGCCCCTGAGCGCCCCAGACCTGATAACCAAAATAATATTGCCATCCATTGAAGATGCCGGTAAAGGTGTTGCTGAGAACCTCGCAAAGATGAAGGACGGCATTGCCAAGGAAAGTGTGTTCCAAAAAACCGACCATCCCCGTAATTACATCACAGACAAACGCACATTGGCATACACCAAAGACATCGCATCAAGCAACCTAATCTGGAAAGCCTGGAAACAGGTGTACTCACAGGATTACCCACCCATGGAATATGTCAGAGTCCCGGATGTGACACAAATAAAAATGATTTGTGAAATGAAAGCTACTCAGACACAGGCTGAACGTGACAACCTCCTTGCGGAGCTCGCATATTTCAAGGGTTTGGGATACAACACGGTCTTGGCAGTCTGGGAGGGTGAAAACACCTACGGACTATCAGAGCAAATTGCCATTGTAAAGGCTATGGGCTTTAAAGTGTTTTTTACATATGGCACACGTGAACGCCTTGAGGACAAAATCTTTATTGAACCTGCGAAATACGCAAGCGGACTTGCGACACTCGCAGGGCAATGCGACGGCTATCTGGTAGGCTGGAGACGCACAAGCCTCCATCTGTTCAAAGCAGATTCTAAGTTTATCGCCTACTCTGTAAATGCAGTCCGCCAGGGCAATTCCACAATTCCAGTTTTCGGCGAGATATACCGTGGATATGCAGGAAGCAAAAATAAAGACGGCTCCGAAAACATGAATGAGCTTTGTGTAAATATTCCTGCCAATGCGTCAGGTGCATTCGTGATTAATTTTGGTTATCAGGGAGTTAGACCTGATGGCGTGTTAAAACTCGCCAGAGCTTCCACAGACGTGCCTCTAATTGCCTTAATAGTTGGCGAACGCCCCTACTACATGACGACTTATGACAATCATAAATCCAAAGTTGAAAACCGTACAATTATTGACGGTATTGAAAAACGTTTTAAAAAGTTTGATTTTGGAACTGCGACACTCGCAGGGGACGGGAGCAATGAAATCTATAGAAAAGATGTCTCAGACGACCTTTGCAAATCGCAGTGGTCTAAATAATAAACGCTGGAAACCCCAGCAAGGAGAAGAAAAAATGAAGAAGTTGATGTTGATGACTGCGGTTGTAATGATGGCTGTTGCTGTAATGGCGGCGGGTTCGGTTGTATTTGACGGTGTTGTAAGGAATCAGGTGCAAAAATTAAGTGATGCTAAAAACTATGCGGAAGCACGTGCTGTTATCGCAACAGTAGACACATCTGATGTAAGTGCTAAGAGCTGGTCAATTCAGAATTTGATGATTCTGGATTTGCAGACTGGAACTAAATTGGCAAATCTTGGCGAGGTAAAGGCAAGTGTTGCAAAGTATGCGTCCCAGTACGGACTTACGGATGCTTCTGCCATACAGGATTTGACTTTAAAGGGTATGTACTATGCATCCCCAATTTCCCAGAATGCTGGTATTACAGCCTCCGATGCATATGCTTTCTATAAATCCATAGTTGCGCCTACACTAGAGCAAAAAATGTATGGTATGTATCTTGCTTCTCGCAACGACGATATTGCAAATGCAGTAATCTTAGGGGAAGCACTGGCGAATCCGCCATATTTTTATATGGCAAAATCCACGAAAGGTCTGCCTGTAAAGTGTTTCGAGTACAGCAGGAAGGCACTGCTTGGAAAGCCAGCTACGGCTACTGTGGTTGTTGAAATACTTAATGTATTAGCTGAACTAGATTTCAGCGATACAACTGTTACAAGGGAAATGCAGATTAAGTTCTTGCAAGATGTTAATGCCAAGTACAGCCGTTTCCTAATCACAGACAAAGCCACTTGGGAACCAGTAATTGCTAATGTTCGTACTACGCTTGAAGGATACGGAGTTAAATAAACATGATTCCAATAGTTCATCAGCAATGGTGAACTACATGGAGTTCTGTTGAAGTGTTTTAAATTAACGGGCAATGCCCAAGGAGAAGAGAAAATGAAGAAGATGATGTTGATGGTCGGAGTGTTGATGATGGCTGTACTGGTATTCGGTGCAGGGTCGGTTAAATGGGATGCAACTCAGGATGCCGCTGTTGTAACTCTGCTAAAGGCAAAAGATTTCAAAGGGGCAAAGGCACTGCTGGACACAATTGACTGGCAAGGTAAGCCTGATTTGGGGAAATACTGCTGGGCAGAATTCGGTGTAAAACCAGTGATAAGCCTAGATGATGCACAAAGCAGGGTAAATGCTATTGCCGTACAAATTGGCGTTACACGCAAGCCTTCTATTGATTGGAATATTATGGCTGGTTGTCGTGCCTCTAAATTATGGGCAGATGTCTTAAAAATATCTGTTAAAAATGAAGATTATGCGGCGGCGTGTCAGGCTTCCGTTGAACTGAAAGACAATGTTGCTTGTTTTACTTATGCAAAGAAAGCATTACTTGGCAAACCCACAACGGCCCCACAGGTAATTGAAGTTCTTGCAAACTTGGCAGATATGGATTTCAGTGATACTACAGTTACGAAGGCAATGCAGATTGATTTCCTTCAGTCTGTCAACGCCAAGTATTCACGTTTCTTAATTACAGACAAGGCAACATGGGAACCTGTCATAGCAAATATCCGTACTACGCTTGAAGGCTATGGAGTAAAATAACATTCTTCACACAGCTTCCCTCTTCGGAGGGAGGTTGCATTGAGGAATGTTAAATATAACTGAAAGCGATTATCATGGAAAAGAATATTGAACAAAGCAACCTTGAGGAAATGCGGAGATTGACCTATGCTGAACATCTGGCGTTGACACAGACCATAGAACGTGTTGCGGAGTCAGTATCGTTAAAACTCATTGCAAAAGGGCATATATGTGCAAAAGACGACATTATAAATATCCTTATTAAAAATATAGACATCTTCCAAGATTCCGTGAATGCAATCAAGGGATTATCCGAAGCTCACAGATTGGAAATAAAAGCAGACCTCAAGGAATTACAGACTGCAATCATGGACGCGGCGGCGGAAAACAGGCATTTAGACGAGGAGCGGAAAAAGAATTTTGACAAACATCTGATTGAGCTTTACAAACGAAATGAAGCACTAAGTTACAAGTATAGTGAACTCTCAAGAAAAGTTAAACTATACATCGGGTTAGTGATAGGGATAACCATGGCTGCAGTCAGCTCCATATGGACTCTTATCGTATGGGGTTATCCAGAATTCAAAGCGGGCTGGATTGCCGCGATAGAGCAAGTGCATAAAACATGGAAATAAGCAAGAGGATGGCAGTTTTTAAGGAGGATACGCTCGGACTGCTTATCCTCATAGCCTTCGCCCTTTTTATGCTCTGGGCGGTCATGGAATACAGGGATAATCAAATACGAGTATATAACTACGAGGAGATGAAATGAGGACAATAGCGGTGATAGCATTGACAGTTGGGGTAGTGATTGCGGTATGCGGATGCCAGAACATGATGCACAAGGCGGTAGGATTGGACAATTCCGTTACTGCCTTAAAGTTCACTTTTGGTGACGCTCAAACATACTTTATTCCGCAAGCAATTATTGGCAATGGTCAATCAGTATTGCTTGATTTGCCGATGCAGGATGGGTCAGAGGCTTGCTACTATCGTGAGGAGTATGGACTGTTCACACCTTCCACAGTTTCACGAAAAACTTTCATGTATTTGAAGTCTGGCAATGGGGCAATTAAAGGACATATCAAAATTGAGATGGAGACTGGAAAAATCATAGACCTGCCAATTTTCAAAATGTATAATCCTTTTCCAATAGTTCCGACAACCAATATTGACGGGGCGCAAGCATTATGAAAATCAAAGCCACATGGAAAGACGGACTTGAGATTGACACTGACGGGCAGACCAACTAGACAAGCGTGATTGTGGCCATAGATCTCGGGATCGTGCTCGCGCTGTACCTCTGGAGACACTTATGAGCTGGGGCAAACGCTGGACAATAGAGCAGCTCCAGGCGCATCAGGCCGGCAAGGCCGCAACCCCGGCGCTGGTGGCCGCAAAGAAGATCACTCCGGACTTGACCGCCTTGGCGGTACAATCCGAAAGCGCCAAGAATGAGCGAAGGAAGTTCCGGGACCACAAGCCGAATAAAAAGCATAAATTCTGTGAATCATTTATGGAAGATCAACCATGAAACCGACGCTCATTAAAACCTGCGGTTACCGTCCGAATCCCGACAATGACTATGAGGTCGAACTGCAAATGGACACTCACGCTCCAAAAGACTGGCTCCCTGAATTCTGTTTAATTTATGAGGATGATAAACGCATCATTGGAATCAAGGAGGGTTTCACCTCTGACGGAATGAGTCTTCCCGTCCTAAGCTGGAGCATCATCCGCATATCCCCATTCGACCGTAGAACGGCGTTTGGCGGCTTTATCCATGATGGATTATATCGAAGTCACTTACTCCCTCAGTATGACTCAGATGTAATCCTGAATAACATCCTATGCATACCGCCGTCCCCTAATTGGATCCAAAGGCAGTTGATATATCAAAACTTGAGATGGTTCGGCCATATCGCCTACAACAGCAAGACGGACGCAGAGATCGAGCATGCAAGGAAATTTGTGACCGTGATCGAGAAGCGCAAATTGACAGGCACGGTAATTAAGAAATAACGGAGCCCTATGCCCACCATCTGCGAAACCTGCAAAGCCCAGGCTTGTGACATCTGTATAACGCGGCCAACAAATAAATGCGGCATGAAAACCGAAATCTTCAGCCGCGTCTGCGGTTATCATCGTCCGGTGAAAAATTGGAACAAAGGCCAGCAGGAACGCTTTAAGAACACAAAATATTTTGATTTGGATAAAAAAGGCATCTTCGTCACGAAAGAATGGCCGTCTGGGCGGAAGGCCTAAAAAGAAGAAACCCGATAGCTCTGAAACTGGTACGGGACTGTTACGGTAGAATTGAATTCGGGTAATGTTTTAAAAATCCGAAATGAGTTTAAATGGTCTTTTTTAATCCGTTTTCTCGCATATAATGTAAGTGAAATAGCGAGACCGTACCAGTACCGTACCAGTCTGACGGCCTCGAAAGGGTGTAAAACCCATAAAATTAGCCTCAAACGTTTCGGTAGCTCAGCTGGATAGAGCAACGGATTTAAAATCCGTTGCCGGAAAAATCAATTTCAGGCCGACAGTTTTTTAACAGGCGGCGGCAGTTTCTTGATTTCATGCGCCGATTCCTCATCATCCGAATACTGTTCTGTCAATAACGGGGATCCATGCCCCACAATCCCTTGAATGATTCTGCGGCTGATCCCCTTACGGTCGCAGTTCGTAATAAATGTGGCGCGGAGGCTGTGGAAACCAACTTTGCCCTTGTCGCAGCGGAATATCCGGGCTTTTTTAAGGATCTGTGTAAATTTGTGGCTGTGTTCCGTACGATCAGCCAGATATACCGCAACTTCATCCGGGAAATAATAGTCACCCCTGCCCTCTTCATTCAAAATGGATTGGATCTCCCTGTGGATTGGAATATAAACCTTTTTTTCCGTTCTGACGGTCTTAAACAGGCCGGTACGTATTACATCATCCTGAATCTTGCTTCTTTGAAGGAAAACTATGTCTTTAAGCCTCAATCCGGTGTAGAGGCCGATCCTTGTGAATTTTGTCCAGAAAGGCTCCTTGTCCGCCAGATAATCCAGCAGCCGTTTGACTTCATCGTCAGTAAAGGCCCGGTAATGGTCGACTTTGGAACTGCGGGACTGTATGAACCGCCAGGGGTTTTCCGCAAGGCCAGCTGGGACCATAAGTGACTGCCAGATGCTCGACAGATTTGATTTATGCCGGTTATGGGTGCCGGAAGCGTGACCCTTGGCCAGTCCGGACAGGTAATCGGATGCGACATAGCGGTCTATGGCATTGATGGTTTTGATTGATGGGCGGTTGCGATTCAGCCACTTGATGAAGGCTTTCCAGATCAGGAGTTTGGATTCCTTCGAAGTTTGCTGAAGCTGTTCGCCCTGGGCGGTATCAACATATTCATCCCATACCTCGGCAATCTCCATTTCAGGCAGTTCCATGGACTGTTTGAGGATTGCAGGATAAAGCTGGTATTTGATGCGGCCGGCACGTTGCATGGCTATCTTTCTGCTAGATGTCCGCAGGGAAATCTTTTTTTCCTTGCCCCCGTTATAGAGGCGGATATAGTAGTTCTTGCTTTCTGGACGTAGTTTGATCATTTTAAAATATCCGATTTACAGAAGGGACATTTCTTGGCGGTACGCATAATCATTTCGGCGCAAAACGGGCAGGATGTTCTTTCCGGCGGACAAAAACTGTCGAGTCCTTTCAGAATGAATATTATCCGGAGTGTTTTCATTGGGCGGCCTGTTGTACCATGGGCGGGCGCGGTTTATTTGGCTTATCTTCCCATAGAGCTACAGCCTGCCTAGTTATATTCATCTTATCCGCAATCTCTTCAAGAGTTTTTATAGCATAAATTCCTCTTGTCTCAGCACACTTTGCAACTTGATTGTTATTAGGCACAGCTTGAAGACTTTCAATAACGCTATTGGCGACTTTCTCAATTACTGGGACAACAACTGAGTTTCCAAATTGTCTATAAGCTTGTGTATCAGAAACAGGGATTATAAAATTGGAAGGATATCCCATTAGACGAGAACACTCTCTTGGTGTAAGACGACGTGGGTTCTTATGCATACCTTGTGAAATAAGAATTTCTGAACCATCCTTGTAATACCGGGCACTTAAAGTTCTTGCAATATCTTTACTTTCAACAAGTCCGAAGCCAAAACCATTTCCCGCTTCTTTGTGTTTTTTTGCATAGTTTTGCAAATACTGCCATAGGTGATCCGTAAGTGTATATTTATCTGGAACGTCAGAATCAAGTATAGCGTTAAGCTTTGGCCCCAAAATAGGGAATTCAGGGAATTTGAACTCTCGCTTTGGCTTAAAACCAACTAAAAAGATGCGTTCACGATGCTGTGGGACAAAACATTTGGCATCAATAATTTGATAATAAACTTGATAGCCTAGTGCTTCAGTAAGGGTACGGTAAATAACTTCAAAAGTATGACCGCCATCATGACTTTTTAAGTTTTTAACATTCTCGAGAATAAAGGCTGACGGTTTGTGATAATCAAGAATCTCTGCAATTGTAAAAAATAGGTTGCCTTGCTTTTCATCCTCAAATCCGTGTTTTCTGCCTAAACTATTTTTTTTAGAGACACCTGCTATGCTAAAAGGCTGGCAGGGAAAACCAGCGCAAAGGATATCATGTTTAGGTATATCAGCAACAGCAATTTTATGAATGTCCCCATAGGGTTTTTCTCCAAAATTTGTCTTATAAGTTATTTTCGAATATTTATCCCAATCCGAAGAGAAGAGACATTTTCCCCCAGCGTTTTGCATTGCTATTCTAAAACCACCAATACCGCAGAATAAATCAATAAAATTAAATCTCGAGTTTTTTGGTTCCGGGAAAGGTATCTTTTCTTCAAGAGCATAAAATTCCGGTTGATATTCTGTTGAAGATTCAGCAATCTTCCGGAGAGAATTGGAAGACCGCTTTGATTTTGCTATTAATAAATCTTTACACTCAAGAAAGAGATTGTGATTCATGCAAGGTGGACAAACATTCGGATTCTGCAGGAAATGAGATAAGGCAGCTTCGTATTCTGGGTGTGAAACAAATTCAGGAGAAGTTCTTTGCAAGAATTCTATAATTTTATTCTTCACTTTTATCATGATAGCTTTCAAGCTCTATTCGGTAAGATAATCCAAGGATTTTTTTAGATGACCTATAAATAGCAAACTGGTCATTGTAAAATTTGTATTTCATAAATTCCTTTCGCTATAGTGAACATACACATGATTAAAAAAAATGCAAGTTTTTTTAATAAAACACTTGCAAACTTACATTTACTCATGTATAATATATCAAATTAAAATAAAGGAGATTGATAAAATGGAAGGCGTTAGAGTAACAACAATGCTTCCTCCGGAGCTGGTTTTTCAACTAGAGGAAATTGCGAAAAAAGAATTTTCAAATAAGAATGTCTTGCTTCGTCAAGCGGTTGCCCTTTTTTTATCCGCAAAGTCAAGCAAATATAAGTTGCAGTTAAGAAAATCCAAATCACAGGACAAATAACCGAACCAAGGGATGAAAGGGGACGGCGATGGAAAAACTTACGGGAAAAGACATAGACATGAGGAGTTATTTAAAAAGGATATTGGTGCTAGAGCACACAAAGAAAGGAATACGTATTACCCTTTCAGCTTCGCCGCATCCCCGGATTGAAATGCACCTCACTAGAAAAACAGGTCGCCTCCTTGCAGAAAGCCTGATGCATCCTGTCCGTAATAGTCAAAAGTCAAAGAGCCGCCTCGGTGTGGTCGTTCACTTTTTTTCATTAGAGAAAGTTTCGTGCGGACAACCCAATGGAACTCTTCCGGCGAAAGGTTCCTGTAGGCCTTCACGCGGTAGGTGACACCGCTGGCCTTGTCATAGGCAATATTTACGATTTGGGGCGATTCCATAAGGGAAAAGATATAACGGGAAAATAAGAAATCAAATCTGCGGGGTTCGCAGGGAATAACAAAATTTCAATAAGGGGGACAGGGATGAAAAGGAATTTTGAAATCGGGGAATTGGAGAGGGCAATACTGCATCACGGGCTTTGCCTGCTTGGAGGCGAGGCCAGGAAACAAAACGATCAGCGGTTATTGGAGCGTGTCGAATCACTCCGCCTGCTTCTTTATCCAGAGTTAGAAAGCCAGCCATCCGTCTTCGCCTCGGCTACGCCGGACAGGCAGTCTGAAAACCAGAGGACATTAGAGGACATCAGAGGACAGGAAACGGTAAAGCCGCCACAGCAACAAACACCATACAAGCCGACTCTTCCGCCTTTAAACACTTATCAGCCACAGCCTCCCCCATCCACACCGCCACCGGCTACAAGTAATTCCAGTTCCGGGAGAGGCCGTATATCCGACAAGCAGTCCGGACGGTTTTATGCAATCGGAAAGAAATCCGGCAAACGGCCATCGGAGATTACCGCGTTTCTGGCCAGTCTGGGTTTCAAAAACTACAAGGAAATCACTGTTGACCGCTACGATGAGTGCATAAACTGGCTGCAGGCCTGAAACCAGTAATCAGTGATCGGTAATCAGTTATCAGTGAAGAAAGGTGATGAAGATGAAGAAGTACACATTCAAGGACGGTCGGTCTGAAAAACTTTGGACCGTGGAGGCGGAGGATATCAATATAGCCAAGGTCATGATCAGGATAAAACGCAGTTTTGCAAGGCCGTTATTAATCAGGGTGGATGAATAAACGCTGGTCGCCGGTCGATAGTCGCCAGAAAGAAAAAGGGGAAATAATGTCAAATATGTCAACATGTCCGCGCAGACTCTTAAGCACTAAGGAGGCCATGTGCTATCTCGGAATTGGAAAAATGCTGTGGCTTGATCTCGGGATTCCCCTGAAACTTACAAGTCTCGGTTTTGGCACAAAAAAAGGATTTATGGGACATCCGGGAGCTCGACAGGTTCATTGACGACGTTTGGGAAAGTAAACGGACAAAACCGTATGTTGTTCTGGAAAAGAAGTACCGCCGGAAGCTGGTGATGCCATTGCATAAAGAAATGATGAGAACGGCAAGAGAAGGATAGAAGAAGTTAGAAAGTTCTGAAGTGCGTAAGTTCTAAAGTTTTAAGAGAGGAGGCTGAAATATGAAAAGCAGACGGTTTGTGAAGGTTGTGAACGGGATGAAAGTCAGGACAAACACGCCGATGCTGGTCAGGTATCTGCGTTATGCGCCGCCGGCAAGGGTGCATCTGGAGGAACTGGGGATGAAGCCGGGAAGATTCGGATTTTAGCCACAGACGGCACAGACAATACAAAAAGGAAGGGGACGGGTGTGAAAGTTAAGGAGATGATTCAGAAGGCGTGTGCGGAGGAAGTGGCGGCGATTCTTGACAATACTACAGGCAAAGATGGGTTGAATGCCGTCGAGATACAGAAGTGTCGAGTTACGGCCAAACAAAAGGTTTTGAAGAAATTAGGGATAAAACAATAAGGGGGATCAGATGTTCAAGCAACAATCGAGTTCGGAAATCATCAGGGTGAACAGAGTACTCAGGATGATACATGACGGAAAGCATGGTCAGGGATTCTGGAGTATCAGGAATGTCATAGCGGTTGCCGGCTGGATACTTTTCCTCTGGGCTATGGTCAGCAGGTGAAAAATGGAACTGAATAAAAAGGAACTGGCGAAATTATTTGATGTGCTTTTTCAGGCTTCGGTTTAAAAGCCTGAAGATGCGGAATTGTCGGAATTATTAATGAAGGTTTTAGAAGCGTTACAGAATAAATCAAATGAAAGGGGATAAGAAGATGGTAAAAGAAACGACAGACAGTGCAAAAGTGAATCTGGTGGACGTGCTCAAGGAAATCAGAGGCGGTGATTTTCTTTTCGAAGCGTCCGGGGATTTGGAAAAGGTGATCGCCGGAGTCCGCGAGACATGCAAGCCGGGAAAACTCGTATTGACACTTAAGATTGAGCCTCTGAGTAAAGGGGATGTCTCATCGGTCCGGATCGTTGATGATTCGGTTACCAAGATACCCAAGCCGGACAAGAAGATTTCAATATTCTTCACGTCTGACGATAATCGCCTGCTTCGCGATGATCCGCGTCAACTCAAATTCAACATGAAAGCATAAGGATTTAAACCCCCAGAGTAGGTTTGCCGGCTGTCCTGAAAAACCGGCACTAATCAAAAACAAGTAAAAATCACAGGAGTAATATCAAAATGGCGAATCCAGCAGAAAAGACAGGTACAGGCGTGAACGTGCAGAAATCTTCAATCAATGTGACAGAGGTCAATAAAGACGCATTGGAATACATGTTCCAGCTTGGCGAGAGGCAGTCAACCTTTTCATCGGTTCAGAAATACAATGAGGACGGCAGCGTTCCTTTCATCATCGTCCCGGGGGCTGACGGTCTCAAGGTGGTAAACCTTTCCGAGGAACTCAAAAAAGCCAATCCCGACCGGAAGCGCATCAACTTGGAATTCTTCGACGTGTCTTCATTTGTCGAATACGTGAATGAGCACAAGAGCGACTCAACCAGGATATTCGTCGAGAACCAGCAGGCACCCTATAAATTCACGGCAATCATAGACTATCACGAGCCCGGAGCCGCCGGCATGGCGAACTGGATGACGCACAGGGCAAGTCTCATACTCCGCGCCTCCGATGAGTTCTCCGCCTGGAAGGGAATGAACAAAAAGAGTTTTGAACAGGCCGGGTTTGTCGAATTCCTCAAAGATCGTCGCCGTGACATCTTTACGCCCAGTGGTGCAACCCTGATGGAGATTGCGCTGACTCTTGAGGCCACAACCCAGAGCCGCGTCACATCGAAGGTTCGCACGAATACCGGGATACACATTGAATTCAAGGAAGATGTTAACGCCAAGGCCGGCATCAACAGTTCCCTGGACATTCCGGAGGAAATACAGTTGAATATTCCCATCTTCCAGGGGATGCCCTGTATTCCGCTTAATGCCGAATTCATATTCCGTATCAATTCCGGGACTCTTATTTTCGCCTACAGGCTGATTGAGATTGACACGATCATTCAGAACGCAGTCAAATCTACACAGGCCCTAATCCGTGAAAACACCAATCTTCCGTGTTTCATCGGGAAAATAGTTTAGCCACCCCGTCCCAAGGTTTCCGGTCAGCCTACAAAACCGGGCTTATCCTCAAAGGAACAAAGTTAAATGGAAATCGGAGAAATCTACATCGGGAAAGAGACCATGGCCGCTCAATTGAGGATTTGAAGACTGTAGTTGAGTTTCTGGAAGGGCAGAAAAGAAGGTTTGAGAGTGAATTAATCAAGAAACAATCCGGCGTCGCTGGGAAGCTATGCCGGGACAAGGGGGACTAAGATCATGGAATTGAAACAATCGGATTATGAGAGGCTCGGGCGGATATACGGACTGGAAAGGGATATAGAGACGCTTACTGCGGAGTTCGCAAAAGTAAAGAGCAAGTTCAGGGCTGACAGGAATGCCATCCTGGACAATATATCGGCAGTCAAGAAGGAAATAGCAAGTCCGGCGGAGACTCCAGAGCTGCCGCTGGCTGCTGGGAATGAAACGGAGAATGGGCGAAACGGAGAATCGGCATCTCCGGATACTGAAGAACAGAGACTGGCAGATGAAATCAACCGCAAGACATCTAAGAAGACAGGAAAGACCAAGAAAGACACTATGGCTGTGGAGAGGACATTGATTACTGTGTTTCCGGTGTGCGACGAAGTTAAAAATGGAGAGTTCATAGGTTGCTGCCAATGCGATGCTTTATGTTCAGAAAAGATCACCGGTTTTGGAAATGCCGCCGCCTGCTCTTCCACTGTCGCCTGCTCGAAGGATTGTCCTAAGGCGATCCGGAAAGAGGATATAGAAGACAAGTCTGAAGAGGCGCTATTCCATAAGGCGCAGGAATGGTACGGGAACACTCCATTGAAGCAAGTGTCAACCAGCTCAGGCAGGCCGATAGTCCAGCAATTAACTGTGTCAGACTTGATGAAGCACCTGAATTGCAGCCGAGACTTGACCACTAGGCTTTACGATAGGATTATCTATGAAAAGTATAAGACGCTTGAAGAAAAGAAGGCCACAGACAAGAATGTCTGTGCTACTTATGACAAGGATCTTGCGAATGCCGCAAAAGCGCCACTGATGATTTTCACTGTCTACAAGCTGGACTTGGAGAATAAGAAGATTTTCAGCTATGATTCAGGGAAAAATAAGTTTATCCTTGATGGCAACTGCATAAGCAAGGCCGCAACACTCAGGGAATTTAAACACCTTCAGGAGAATAAGGCCGGCTTTCTCGATATTGACAGGATCACCACATGGACGGCAAAGCCCGGACTTGATCAATTCATCCTATTCCAGGGCGATTACCACGGCGCGGTATATGACCAGAAGCAGCTCCGTTTCATCAGGCCGGGAATGAAAGGCTGGGGCAAACATCAGAAATTTTCTAATCTGGAGCAGTACAACGAGGCTCTTGCCGGCTACCGCAAAGATTCCACATATCTGGAGGCGTGACAATGAATAAGAAGTTTGCAGGCCACCGGATATACGTATCGGGGCCTATGTCCAATATTCCCAATTACAATCATTCCGCATTTTTCGAGATGGAGAAAAGATTGTTGGAAAACCACAGGTGCACCGTCCTTAATCCAGCGCATGTAACTGACAGGCACATATCCAAATACCACGGAAAACTCAAAGACAAACAAGAACTGTACCGGGAATACATCAGGCACGACATAGCCCTCATTTTCAGTGCAACGGCCATTGTGATGCTGCACGGCTGGCAGTGCAGTAAAGGAGCCGTCGCAGAATTAAGCGTGGCGAAAGCACTGGATCTGGCCGTGTTCCATCAGGAGGATGTCTAAATGCCTACAAGGGTTTCAAGGGATTGGACTGCTTCATATAAGGTGAATAAGCTGGACTTTCCGGCTGAGGTCTTTTTGGGACGTCTTATAATGAAGGCTGACGATTACGGGAGGTTTACAGGCGATACGCGCCTGCTGCGCGCTGCGTTGTTTCCGCTGAAGTACGGCATCCGTGACACCGACATTTCCCGCTGGATCGCCATGTGCGAGAAAGCCGGACTGATCCGCGTCTACCAAGCAACGGACAAGCCTTTCATTGTGATCGATGACTTCAACCAGCGCATCAGGGCGGAGAAAAGCAAGTATCCAGAACCGCCAGGCAAAGTACAGGCAGATGTCGGACAGTTGCCCGGCGTGTGTCAGACATCTGTCAGACAACCGCGCACGGAGGCGGAGGCGAAGACGAAGACGAAAGAAGAGAGTAAGAACTCTCCGAAAGAAAAACGAGAGGAAAAAGAAAAGCCCCCCGAGCACGAATCCGGGAATTGCCGGCTTCCGCCACAATCGGCTTACGTCTCGGAACCTTCGAATACGCCTCCGAATCCATCGGTTCTGTCGGAGAACTTGAAAAGTTCCTATGAGGGGAAAGAAAGGGGAAATACTGGAAAAACAGAGGGAAAATACAAGGAAAGCAAGCTTTACCGGGTCTGGATTGCCAGCGGTAAATCAGCGGACGAATTCGAAAAAAGGACGGCTCCCCCACTGCCTGAATTGAATGAGGATGACATGCACTGCCTGGAACTGGCCAGAGTGGACATGGACAGGAAGAGCCTGAACTATTACCGCCGGGTGAAGGCATTGATTGGAGAGGGCTCATTTTCCATGATTTGCCATGAGGTGAAGAATCTCCGCCAGGAAGGGGTTGCAGCCAAACTGAACGAATCGGCGCGATTTAATTTCAAACTCAAACAGGCGGTGTCGAAATGAAAGATTGGCGGAAGCATGCTGAGGAAGAGAAGGTTGAAAAGGAATTCAGCGAATTAACCGCAGAGCAGCTGCATAAATGCCTGAAAGCCTTAACTGCATGCGGAGGTAATTCGTTCGTCAAGGAAAGCGCGAATCTGGCGATTGAGAGTGGGTGTTATCCGTACTTCCTGAAGTTGGAAGTGCTGGCGATAAAAGAAAAACTAAATGAACCGTCTTTGCTTTAGGCGGTAAGAAAGGCGTGAATTATGGGAAAAACTACCGACTGTAAACATGGTATCGACGTTTATGAATTTACTTGTTATACCTGTGAAACAAACAGCGCAAAAATAGAGGCTCTTGAAGATTTAAAGTTATGGATTTTAGAGCATGAGGAATATAATATGAGTCGTTTTACGGTAAATCTTATAACTACTGAAATAGATAGAAGAATAAAAAAAATAAGTGAAGATAATGAAAGAAAGGGCGGGAAATGAAAGCAAGAAAACTTAAAAAACTCCTAAATGATACGGGTTACACGGTATCCCACAGATCGGATTGTATCTGCATAGGTTCATCCATGTGTCACAATCTTATTTCAGTTGACAAGAAAACTTTAAAACTTAAATACGCGTTGGACACTTTTCATAAAGGCAGAGAAGCCATATCACACGAAGAGTTAGAATTCATCTGGGATAAGTTGGAAGAATTAATCAAGTCCGGTGAAATTCAGGACATAATCAATGGAAATGATGAAATAACGCCCGAAATGATCCCGGTATTCTACGTAGAAGACGGGGAAGTAATCAAAGAATATTCCGAAGCATGCGAATGGCCGAATATGACACACTCAGGAGATCAGATATACAATAATACTCATTTCAAGACAATAATGGAAGCCATTGAATATGGAATAAATGATAATCACCTCGGGTTGAAATGGGCTTTGGAATCACTTGAGGAAATAAAGGAAAAACTCCTGGCAAAAGAAGCCAGAATATATCTTTATGGTGAACGAATCCGCAAGTTTGAGATTTTAAAAAGTCAGGAACTTTCTAAATGCGACTGCGAATCCTGTAAAGATTGTAAAGCGAAGGGGTTTTGAAATGAAAACTGGAACTAAAAGCCTATTGTTCGGAGTGCATCAATTCATATTTCATCCGCTTGTTGTGTTCATCGCGTGGATTGTTCTTTACAGGAAGTTGCCGGCTTGGAAAGAACTTATTTGCATTATCATTCATGACTGGGGTTATTGGGGCAAAGCCAATATGGATGACGAAGATGGTGAAAAACATCCCGAGACAGCTGCAAAGATAGCCGGAAAACTATTTGGGCCCTCATATCATGATTTATGCTTGTATCATTCCCGACATTATGCCAGAACCGCCGGTAAAGAGCCCTCTTTATTGTGCTGGGCCGACAAACAGAGCATTCTTTACGATCCATGGTGGCTTTATCTTCCCCGCGCATGGCTTAGTGGGGAATTGACCGAATATCGCAGGATTGCCGCCAATTGCGGTTTTGTGAGCATTCTTACATCACACAGGGAATGGTATTTCATCTGCCGGGAAAAGTTCATTCAACTGGCCAAAGAGAAGAAAGGAAATGCAGTGAGTTATGCGAATAACAAGAGAAAGGAGATATAGCCATGCAAAAGACAGGAATCCAGTATCTAACCCACACATGGAACCCCATCGCAATGCGTTGTACGCCAGTGTCTGCCGGCTGTGATAACTGCTGGCACCTGAGAATGGCGAACCAAATGAAGGCAAATCTAATATTAGGTTTAGAGAAACGAGCATCATATACTGGAGGCAATCCTACTCTTGATTGTGAGGAACTTGAGAAACCCCTAAAACTAAAAAAGAAATCACGCATAGGAGTCCAATTAATGGGTGATTTGTTTCATGACAATATACCTGATTACATGATAATAAATGTATTTAACAGATGTATGCTTGCCAATAATCATCAGTTCCTATTCCTAACCAAGCGTCCCGCAAGAATGCGCCAGATAATTTTAAAATATCGTCAGCGTGTAAAAGACTTTTATAATAATTTTTGGTTTGGAGTATCTGCCGAAAATCAGGAGACCTGGGATCAACGTGTTTCTTTCCTGTTGAATACTGAAGGAATAAACCGCTGGGTGTCGCTAGAACCGCTACTGGGGAATATAGATTTCAGTAAGAAGCTGTGTACTCGCGAGGCCTGTAATGACTGGGGAAGCGGTTGGGGAAATCATGGTTGCGACAATGATACTTGTCCATCAAGGAAAATAGGCTGGATAGCCTGCGGCGCCGAGACTGGTTCCGGGGCAAGGTTGATGAAATGGGAATGGGCGGTGAACATTGCGAACCAATGCGACGATGCTGGCGTACCATTCTTCTTTAAGGAGCCTTGGCACTTTAAAACGCCGAATAGTTTGAGAAGACGGGAGTATCCAAGAGGGATGATTCAATGAACGTGGTATATGGGGCGTTGAATCCTATGGCTAAGGCGCAGCCTACCCCCAGGTTAGGTACTTCCAGATAAAGCAGACCGATGGGCACAAACCTGCAATCAAGCA